CAATGCTTCATAATATGAAAACATTTGAATGCCTTGTTGAAACTAACCCACCATTCAAAAAGAAGGTGCTTCAAATTATTCACGAACTAAATAATAAAAAAATCTTTATCTTTGATGACATACTAACGAACAACAAATGGAAATATGAACGAACTAACGGAAATCTTGAGAGAGCTTCGCTCGTTGCACGAAAAACTCGACAAGCTATTATTAACAAAAGACGAGAAGAACTCGCGCTTCACACCTCCAACGCTTGAGGAAGTGGCTGATTACTTCATTGAAAGGATGCCAAATGCCGATACCGAAGATGCGATTAACTTTGCAGATATCTTTATCAGCCATTACACGAACACTAATTGGTATTATGGCAAAAAGAAGATGAAAGATTGGAAAGCAGCGATGCGATCCGCTTGGAAATTACACGAATTCATAACAAATAAAAACAAACAAAATGACACAGTTGGTAGAATACAAAGGACTGAATTACAAGAGTGGGTTAACTCCTAATGAGCGTGCTTATCTCGAAGCCAAAGAGCAGGCGCGAATTTGCGATATAACTATGCAAATGTTTAAGTCATTGATAGCACGAACCATTGTTATCAGTGGAATCAAACAACTGCCATCGGTTGAGGAAGTACAAATGCTGTTTACTAACGCGATACATTACCATCCTTATATGACGATTGGCGAATACGCACTGGCCTTTGAAATGAACGCGGCAGGTGTGGAATTTACACGCGTTGAGAATTTCGGAATGATTACCATTGCTTTTCAAAGTGATGTTCTAAAAAACTACACGAATGTCCGCAACAAAATGAACATCGATCTCGAAAAGAAAAAAACGAAGATGGAAACTCCAGTGCAGCAATATCACGAGCCAATTGATTGGAAGGAAATGTTTATGACTGATATTGCACGATGGAAAAACAACGAGCGCAACGCAGTGATGATTCTCGCGCCTAATTTCATTGCGAAGTTTTACGAACTCGAATTGATTAACGATGACTGTTGGACGGATGACCAATGGAAGCAATGGAAGTTCGCTGCACGCTTCCAAGTCATCGAAGAAAAGAAGCTAACTAAAACGCGCATTGAGAGAATGAATAAGGAAGAAAAACATTCGTTTAATCTATCCGTACAAAATGAACTAATGCGCAGGTTATATGCTGACATTATGGATAGTACAATAATGCAGGAACGAATAATGAATAAGTTATGACAGCGTGCGGTTGTGATGTAAAGAAAAAAGATTCTTTTCAGTGTACTGGATGCAATCAAATGTTTTGCGGTAAACATATCTATTACTATATCGATGAAGCAAACATTGCCATCACTCGCAATTCACGACCTTATTGTGAAACGTGTTATAAAATAAAATACAAAAAACTATGAAACGATTCTACTGGAATGAACACGGAGTTTGTGAGAATCCAAATATCATAACTTATAAGTGCATTAATAAGTATTCATTGGAATTGCGAACTGCTCGTACTCCAAATAAGTTATGGATTTATTCATTATCATTTCGAGGAAAAGATGAAGGGCATTCATCACTGCCTTCATTAAAAAACACAATATTTAATTCAGAGTTCGAAGCAAAACAAAAAGCATTAAAAGAATCAATTGAAATTATCAATTGGAGAAATACACCAGTGCGTTACACTCGCCTGTTAAATATGCTTGAAAAGGAATTACAATCAACTCCACAATTAACTCTTTTCTAAATGAAAAACTACAATGTCCGATTCGAATTGTATGGTAAAAAATATCACATAAAAAAACAATGTGATAACCCAAATCTCCTGAAGCAGTTAATCAGAATGGATATAATCTTTAATCAAATAAATGAAATACCATCAGAAACAAATTGACGCTCTCAACCTACTCGCCATCGATAACGATTGTAGGCAATTGTTGTATGGTGGCGGTGTAGGTGGTGGGAAATCTTTTTTAGGTTGCGATTGGCAAATAAAAAGAAGATTGAAATACGCAGGAACTCGCGGTTTAATTGGAAGGTCTGAACTCAAGAAACTGCGATTGTCAACGATGGCTACCTTCTTTGAGTTATGCGCAGCTCACGGATTACAACCCGATAAACATTGGACTTACAACGGCCAAGACCACGTTATTAAATTCTTCAATGGTAGTCAAATAATCTTAATGGATTTAGCAGATTTACCAAGTGATCCCGAGTTTCAAAGATTTGGTAGTATAGAATTAACCGATGCGTTCGTTGATGAGGCAGGGGAAGTATCGCAAAAATGCATCGACATCCTTTCATCGCGATTGCGTTATAAGTTAATCAATGACAAGCCAAAGTTATTGATGACCTGCAATCCCCACAAAGGTTGGTTATATACCGAATTCTTTGATGCGAAAAGAAACGGAAATATACGAAGCGACCGCGATTTTATTCAGGCACTTCCAACGGATAACCCACACGTTTCGCCAGTGTATCTCGAATCATTACAAATGCTCCCCGAAGTTGACCGTAAACGATTATTGGAAGGCGATTGGGATTATGACGAAACAAAAGACCGCTTGTATAATTACGATGATTTACTGCGATGCTTCCGCGCTCCACAAACCAACACGAACAATGACGCGTTCATTACTGCCGACATCGCGCGAATGGGAGATGATAGGACTGTGATTGTGTTGTGGAATGGATTACACGCTTCCAAGTTTATCGTGTTAAAACAAAAGCCAATCAACGAAGTGGTGGACACAATCAACCAACTCGCCCAATCGAATAACGTGAGACTGTCTAATGTATTATGCGATGAGGATGGTATTGGAGGTGGAGCGGTTGACTTCCTCAAATGCAAGGGATTTTTGAATGGATCAAAAGCGGTGCGAGATAATTATATGAATCTCAAAGCAGATTGTTATTTTAAACTTGGTGAACTCATTACTACCAATGCAATCACATTTGAACCAACGCATAAAGATACCATCGTGAAGGAACTGGAGATGATACGCAGGGAGAAAATCGATAGCGATGGAAAGTTGCGAGTAACGAATAAAGAGACATTGCAAAAGAAGTATGGCATATCTCCCGACTTTGCAGATGCAATTATGATGAGATGTTTTTACGAACTCAAAAAGAATTATGGCAAATACGCATTTGGTTAAATTTATTTAATATATTTGAAATCTAAAACAAAACAAAATGGAAAACAAAAAACAAAGTTCAATTGAATGGTTATTTTTTGAACTATCATACACACCAAAAGATAAATTCGAATGGCATACAATCTTGAGAAAAGCCAAAGCAATGCACAAGGAGGAGATAGCGAATGCTTGGAATGATGGACATACTGAAGGAATGGAAGGAGGATATTGTACTACTTATGAAGAATACTACAACGAAACATTTGGAGGACAAGACAATGAGTAAGCTATACACAGAAGAGCAAGTAAGAATAATGCTTGGTAAAGCAAGATTGCTTAATATGGATGATACAGAAATGTTCACTGATGATTATTTAATTGAGCAACAAACCCCAATCCAACTACCAACTGATGAGGAGATAGGTAAAGGAAGAGATGAAAATATACCTATTGATGAAAAAGATATGTGGTCTGAAAGGTTTTATTTTAATATTGGTGCAAAATGGATGAGAGATAAAATACAAGGAGGGCAAGACAATGAAAACTGAAATAACAAAAGACGAATTAGAAAAAGTAAAGGTGCTTAACCTACTAATGTGGTTACAAGCGTCCATTTACGCAGGTGATGAATGCGAACCAATCAAATGGTTCTATAACCATCAAACAAAGATGTTACTAAAACGACTAAACGATAGCATTCAGCGTGAACACGGCAAGACAATAACCGCGTTATGGAATACTGATGGCGCAATACTGCCTGATATAACTCGCCAAATAGACGATTTCACGTTTGAAATGGCAAGTTATGGTTACTGGATGCTGCCTGAATTAACCGAGTACATCCGCAAACAAAAAGAAACACAACCAAAAATTGAAGTAATATGAATATAACGCACGACTTTGATAACTGCCAAAGCGAGACCTACAAAGAAGTAATTACCGATCTAATCTCACGCGAGAAAATGGGAAGGATGAAGTACGGAGTAACGGTGGATAAAGCTAATTTGAGCGAGCAGGAATGGTTACACCACGCATATGAAGAAGCATTAGATTTCGCTATCTATTTAAAACGTATAATGAAGTTAAAAAAATGACATTAACACCAACCGAATAAAGAGTGGCCTTGCGCCACTTTTTTTTTCTCTTTAATTCCGCATTTAACTCATCGTTTAATTCCTTATTTAACCCCTCGATTTGCACGATATAAACTGCATTACGCTCGTTAATCTCGTTTAGTGAATGATTTATCCTACTTAATTTTTGATTGTCGCTAATCAAATAATCGAGTTTAGCAACACCCAATACAACCAACCTTTTCTCTTTACTTATCGAATCCAGTGCGCTCGTAATCGCGTAACTTTTCAATTGCCTTTGTGTATGCGCTATCGATGGCAATAGAATCATAAAGGTAAATAGTATCAATTTGCTTTTCATAAATCTCTTTTATTTTGATGCGTTCCTTTTCGATTGTGTCAATTCGTGCCTTCAATACCACAACCGTATCTGAGGTGGTTACAAATTGTAACCGATTGGAATTGCAGGAATTTTTACCAATAATGAATGCAATAATTAACCCAACTGCAAAGGCAATCCATTTAATAAATTGCTCCTTCATGTATTCGATAATTTTTAACGTGAAATGCTTTATTCAATCCG